CAAGAACAAGTCCACAAGTAGATCCTACTTGTTGTCTCTCTAAAGTATCTTGTCCAAGAAATAATCCACCTTTAGTTTTTTCTGGCATTTTAAATGGCAGAACAACTAATCTCCATCCAGTTGGTTTAGGTAATTTATCTGTTTCTTTTTTCTTTAAACGTTCATAACCATCAACTTCTTTTTGATGATCTTCTTTGTATTTATCTAATAGTGCTGATTTAACTTTCGGTTCTCCCGAAGTCGATGACGTTTTCTGGTCTTTCAGTATCATTTTTTTCCTCCTTAGGATTTAGCAGGCTTGATATTTCCTGTGATATTCTTAAATAAGCATGTGCTTGTCCCATCATATACTTATATTTTTCCATATTGTCAATACCACCAGCGATCATAGCATCTCCAATTGATTGGTACTGTTCTTTTAACATTTTTTGTAATTTATTTAAAATTACTAATTCTTCATTTAACATCAGCGATTTTACCTTTATTATTACCTTTCTTAATTACGTATTTCTGTGTGCCATTCGCACCAGTCTCTACCTCCTTACGAAGGTCTTTAAACAAACTTTGTTGTTTATTTTTTAGTTCTTTTTCTTTTAGAAAAGATTCTATTGTTTTTGAGTCTCTCATATATACTAGGTATAATATTATCAAACAAAAAGTCAAGTTTACCTAAAATAGAGTACATTATTCTATCAAACATTAGCAATTCCATTTTCTTAAAGATTTATTAATTCTAGAATTTGGATCTCTTGCAGTCTTAGCAGAAGTTAATCTTTTCTTCATCCCGGACATTCTAGCACAAAAAGACTTACGTCTTTTCGCAGCTTTAGATCCTGCTTTTAATTTTGATGGTTTAGTTGTAACTGCAGTTTTTAATTTAGAACCAGGATTAGCTGCTCTATAAGATGCAACGCCTTTTCGGTTCAGGCCACCGGACTCTGATTTACCTTCTTTTCTTTGCCATGCTGGCGATTTACTTCCTGATGCAAATTGTCTTCTAAACATATGTTTTAACGTTAGTTGGTTTTGGTCCTTTATTACCTGCTGCTCTTTTTCGTTTGACAGCAGATGCCTTTTGTGACTTTGTCATCCGTGTGGCTTTTGCAAGTGGAACGCATTTTGGATATGCTCTCTTGCTGCCCTTCGATCTTCCGCACGGTTGATACTTCCCGTCCTTCTTCGGTGCTCCGATGTCCACCCATTTTTCCGCTACCCATTTTCTTAAACCGCCTTCTGAATAATATGTTCTCATTTTAACAACTACAAGATCTTCTTTTTCTAGTCATGCCTGCTTGCATTACTCCACCACATGCAGCTTTTTTTCTTTTACCGCCTGGTGTTACTTTGCCAGAGCAAACAGCTGATGCATACATGTTTGCATATGCTGAAGGATAAACTTTGAATTTACGCTTCGCTGCTGCTTTTCCTCTTGGACAAAGTTTTGCCATTATGAATTCCTTCCGTAAGCTTTTTTGTTCATTCCTTTTTTACACATTCCACCACCACGTAAATTTACTCTGCCTCCAGATTTTAATTTTTTCTTCATACCGGTGTTTTCTGTATTATCCATTCTTTTTTCCTTTTCATCAAAAACTTGATGTATACTTCTTCCTTTTAAACCTTTTTCACTAATTCTACCTACACCCTCTTTAGAATATCCTCCGGGTACTTTTTTAATATCGTCATTTTTAGATTTCTTTTCAGGGATCTTATCTGATTTAGGTCCTTTTATATTTTCTATTCCCATTATTTTTTCCCCTTCATTGCCATTGCCATCATAGATGGTTTTTTCTTTTTCTGATCTTTTTTCTTACCTCTTAACATAGCAAAATCTTTTCCAGTGATTTTACCATCACCATCTTTATCTAGTTTTGCTTGTCCACCTGATAAAAAACCTTTTCTAGTTTGTGTGTTGTATCTTCTATTACTCATTTTATTTCCTCTTAATTAAGTCAGTTGCTTTAAGTCCGTAAACGCTCGCTATGACACCCACGAAAATTGTCTGATACCAAAATGGAAGCTGTGAAAAGTATTCAAAAAACAATTGCATTTTTTCCATAGCTGCCGGGTCATCAGAAAATACTGCCCATGATAATAATGCAATAGGGGCCGAAAGTAAAATTAAAATAAATTCGTCCTTCCAGTCCGATTGTCTTGCTTCTAATAATTTGCCTTGATACTCCGCTTCACCATTCGCCATTTTTTCTGCATGACGCATTTGTGCATCCGCCATCAACATTTTTGTTTTTTGACGATTTTTAAAAATATGAGAGCCTGCTTGTGCGGCTAATTTAATAGCACTGAACCACATATTAGTACGCTTTTGATTTTCTTTTCTTCTCTGCTAATACTGCACCTTGACCTTGAACTTCTTCTTCAGGTCCACCAGTGCCAATATAGTTATAAGCTTTGTCAGCAGATGTTTTTGATCTTGGATCAATCTCAATTTGCTGATCTGCAACTTTAACTTCTTTTATATTATTAAGTTTTTCCATTTTATCTCCTTGGTTTTGATTTGCCAGCCTCTGATAAAGCAATTGCAATCGCTTGTTTACGACTTTTTACTTTTTTCTTCGACTTGCCTATAGGCAATTCACCTTTTTTGAATTCCCTCATGACCTTTTTAACCTTTTTTTCAGATTTTGTCATTTTTTTTCTCATTTATTCGTTTCCGCCTCTAAATATTTTTACTTTTGGCATCATTGGAGCTGAATTTTTCATCATTGAGTCTGTACTTGGAATAGTTTTTGATAAAATTGTCTTTTCAATTGATGTATCAGCTCTTAATTTTGCTAATTCTTCATTTTGATCAAGTTTTTCCTCTTGATTTGATTGATTCATCATTGCTTTCATCTTATCAAGATTTATTCTCTCATTAGATTCTTGTTCTTTTCTGTAATTTTCTTGTGCTCTAAGGTCTAATTCTCTTGATCTTAGTTTTGCAATTGGATCATTATCAAATTGTGAAGTAATTTTCTTCTCTTCATTCATAAATTCTTCCATCATTTCTGCAATAAGAACAGCTTTTCTAGATTCTATTTTTTCTTGTAACATTTTAACTTGCATTTGCATCTGTTGACCCATTTGTGGATTTTGCTGCATAGCCTGTTGCATTTGTTGTAACTGAAGTAATTCATTTCTAAATTCTACTTCAATTTGCTCTTGAGCCATTAAAGAAATATGTTCAAAAATATTTTTTTCTAATGAAGCCATAATCATTGGATTATTTCTAGCAATGTTTGTTGCCATAAAATTTAAGTGTGAAGTAATGTGTGCTCTATGATCTTGACCTGGAAACGCTTGAAATGGTTTTGCTCCTAATGCATCAATATGTTCTAACGCCGGATCTTTTGGCATTGGTTGCATTGGTTTAATTAAAACCTGATCAATATTTTTTACACCTAGTGCTTCATACATATTTCTGTACGCAGTATACAAATTATGCATTTGCGGATTAGATTGTGCCAGTTGGAGTTCTGTTTGCGCAAGTGAGATACGCTGTGTCTGTGAGAAAATGTTAGGGTCAGCAACTGGCAATATATCTACTCGATCATCAAAGTCTGTTTGTTTAATCATTCTTTGACCCCCAACTACATCATACGGATATTCCGGCGGTAGATATAACTTGAATACTCTAGCTAAAATTTTAAATTCATTTTTTAAAGCTGAGTAAATTCTTTTATGAATAGCAGACATTGTTCTGCTACCTCTTTCTAATAATGCAACTGTAGTTCCAACTGCAGCTTGTTGATTGCCATCACCAACTTGTAAATCTGCAATAGATGCAAATCTTTGACCTGCTTGAACCACTATACCCATCAAACTTAATAATGTTTGAGAAGGTTCTTTAAACGGAAGCATCATAAATGAATCTCTTAAATTTCCACCAGGTGCATCTACATCTCTAAATTCACCAGGTTGAATAGATTGGGCATCATCTCTAATTCTAATACCACGCATTTTAAATCCAGCAGGTAAATTAGATAAAGTTCCTGCATCGAGTAATTGTCTTAATGCAGAAGTTGCTGTTCTTGATAATCCACCAATCATATGAATTAAACCAAAACCATAAAAACCTAAACCCGGTAAAAATTTGAAATGTACAAAATATTGTATTTTAGATTTTTTAGAATCTCCTACTTCATAGTTTCTTCTAATAGATAGAATCTCATGTGATCCTTCTACCAAAGTTACAATGTATGGAATCTTAATTCCTGACGGCTCACCAGTCTGTGGATTTACATCTTCAAAACCTTCTAAATCTAAATCAACATGACACTCTAATAAAGTAAATACATCTTCATCTTTTCCTGATTTTGTTACTCCTTCAAGTTCTCTTTCTTTTTTCTCAACATCTGTTTCTTTGTCTTGAGGTTTACCAAGTTCTACATCTCTATAGAAACCACTAACTTGTTGTTTTCTTAAATCGTTTTCAGAAATTTTTACACGATGAATAATTGCTTCCGCATCATCTAATGAGGTAGCTGTGTACGGAACAATTAAATCATCTGCTGGTACAAACTTTGATACGGCCCTTTGTTCCATATCATCGTAATATACTTTTTTAAAAGCAGAACCTGCTAAAGGTAGATTGAACAACATTTGATCAAACTCCGGTTCATACTCTTTCATTTTTTCCATGATCTCGTAGTTCATGAAATCTTTAACTCTATTTGCTTGGTCTGTTTTTTCTGGAGTAGGTACTCCTAAAATTTGTGTTCGAACAGGTCCATCTGCAGGAAGTAATTCTTTATATGCTAAAGCTTGAAACTGTGTAACTGCTTCAGCTAAAACTGGATGTGTTGCACCAGATGCTCCTTGGAAAGGTTCCGTTCTATTGTTATATTTGAAACCTAATAAATCTAAACCTTGTGTATAAGTCTGTTCCCAATCTTTTCTTGATGCAGAATAATCCATGTACTTAGAATTTAAATCTGATGCAAGAGTTCCAAGTACTTCATCAGGTAAAAAATCTGCTAAGTTTGCATAGTGCTCATCTCCACCTTCAGGCGATGCAGCTGCAGGATCTAAATTAATATCAACCGAACCATCTTCGTTCTCTTGAACTTCGACATCATCTGGAGACTCTTGAGCTTCTTGAACTTCTTCTAAAATCTGTTCTTGAATTTCTTGTTCACCAGGTACTTCAAATTCTTTTCTTGGCTCGTTTGGAAGAGCTTTGTCTATATTGTCTGCCATTTATTTTCTCCGTAAGTTTTACTTCTTTAACAGTATTATACAAAATATTCAAGCCTTGACTCTGGGGCCCTGATTCCGGAGGCACTGTTGTAGTTAGCCTTTTAACCATTAATCCTTGCTAAATCGTTTATATAATTCTTGCCCTGGTCCCAAAGCAAATTCTTTATAAGTCATTCGATCATCATAACCACCTTTACCACTGAAAAAATAATCTCTCATCCATCTTTCAGATTTTGGCATTGTGCCTTCAGAATTTTTTTCTCTAGACTGACTTGCTAATTCTCTCATTGCTTGCTTGAATGCTTCTCCAAAGCCAACTCCTTCAATATCCATGATCTCTTCAATCTTTTCTTTAAGAGCCAATGTATCCGGGTCCATGGAGCCTTGGTTGTAATTGACTCTGCCACCTTGATTAAATTGTTTAGAATAACTTAAACCAAGATTTGCACCTGACATTGGATTGTATCCTGCACCTAAACTTAAATTTCCTCCAAATACATTTGTATTGTAACCTGCATTAATTCCATAATCTGGTTGTTCACTTTCATCTTCTGGTGTTCTAGGGTCATCAATTCCTAACATTCCAAGAGTATTGATACCAACATTTAATCCAAAAGGTCCGATGTTTTTATTTAAATTAACAGAATAATCATAAGGATTAACAAAAGTGTTTGGTCTAAATTTACTTAATGTATCAAGTATATTCATTTTTTCTTCAGCTGCTTTATTTGCAGCTTGAGCTGCTGCAACTGCTGCGTTGTGTGCAGCGGTTTGTGCTGCAGAACTTCTGTCATCAGGTCCATCATTATCACCACCTCCAAAAGAAGATCCTACATTACCTTGTGAATCAGCAACTCCTCCCATATCGGCTCCACCACCAACATAAAAACCTATTCTGCCACCTTGTGCCATTTTAGGAAAATATTTTTCTGCAAAAGTATCAATATCCATACCAGTTCCTTTTTGACCTCCTGCTTCAATATACATCTTTGTGACCATTGCATTGTATTTAGTTCCACCTTCTAAGAAACCAATTCGTCCACCATCAGCATATTTATTAAGTTCGTCTTCGTATTTTTTTATCTTCTCAGTTGCCATGATTCCAGTATCACCAAATAAAGGTTGAACAATATCCATGTATTCTTTTTGAGAAAGCTCACCATTGTCATAAGCTTTTTTAGAATATTCACCGACTAAGTTAATATATGTTTTTGGAGAAAATTGTTTTGCTGCAGCCGGGGTATTTAATATGTCTAAAATTTTAGAAAAATTTTTAGGTTTTTTGGGAGGAATCATTAAAGAACTCCTGCGATACCGCCTTTAGCTAGTTTTTCTTGTTCTTTTTTTGCTTTTTCAATTAGCTTTTTAATTTTTTCAGCATCCATTGTGAATGGTTTAGGTTTACCTTTTTTATCTTTAACTGATTGAATTTCTCTGTATCTTGCTCTGTCTTCAAGATCACCAGCTTCTCTTGCTTCAAATGGAGTGCTATAACCTTTTTCAGGAAGATTGATATATTTCTTTTGACCATCTTTCATTTCATACGGTCTATCATTTCCATCTGCATATTGCATTCGACCACCATACATAGCCATTTTTCTATCTTCCTCTTTTTTCATTTTTCTTTTTGTAAAATATTCTTTTGAAAAATCTTCTAAAGATCCACCGTAGCCATTTTTCTTTGCATCTTCAAATTCTTGAAGCATCATAAATAATTCAAGCTCAAATTCTTCTTCAGGGGTTTCACTAGCCATCTTAATTGATGGTGCACCTCTATCTAAAGATTTAATACCACCCATATCATCATATTCTTCTGGATCAGGTAAGTCCTCTGGGATATCACCAGTTTCGATGTTTCTAAGTAAATCTTTTAATCGTTGTTCGTCTTCTCTTGCCATAATGTCTAATAATACACTTTTGGTTTCTGTTGTAAAGGCTCATCTTCATAATCTTCTGGATGTTCAATTAAACCGCCTTGTCTAAATCTCATTACTGCCTGAGTCATGGAATCGACTAAATCATCATGATCTCCATATGGAAATGCAGCACATTCTTCAATAACTTCTTGTGCAAATTCCATATCGGTTGGTGCATATATTCTACCAGATTCAAATAACGGTGAAACAGAATTAACTCTAGTATGTTTATCATTACCACGGGACGGTGTAAAATTAATTACTGGGATTCCAGCTTTTCTAAGTTCATAGGTAAGAGGTAGTCCTGATGCTTTGGATTCAACGATTACGGTTTCCGGATTCCAGTAGCCGTATTGTTCTAATGCAATACGTCTTAATTCAGGAAACTCATATCTTCCTTTTACAGCATCAACTAATATTAAACAGGGACCACTATCTTCTGTTGGATGAAATACACCCCAAGTGGTAATAGCAGAATAATCGGCAGTTTCTTTTTTCATAAACGCGGTATCGTAAGATTGTATTACATGTTGTAGTGCAGGTATTTCACCTTCCCAATTTTGCCACCATTCTCTTTTAATCAATGCACCTTCTTCACCAGTTGGATTTTGCATATATTGTGCATTCCATTTTGATAATGGAATTGATGCTCTAACTGATTCTAAATCCTTCAGGTTCCAATATTCCGGCCACAGGGGTTGACCACTCGGTAAGATTGCAGGAAACTCAATTACTTCCCATTGGTCTGCTTTAGGTTCTTTTTGAGCTTTAATTAAACGACCAGCTAAATCTTTTTCATTCCATCTTGTCATTACAATAATAATTGTTCCACCAGGTTGAAGACGTTGTCTAGGTCCTGATGTATACCATTCATAAGTTCTATCTAAAGCTTGTGCATTCATTGCATCTTGTTCAGTGTGCGGGTCATCAATAATTAATAGGTCAGCACCCCGTCCAGTAATTGCAGATCCAACACCGGCAGCATAATATTCACCGCCTTGTTGTGTTTCCCATTTACCAGCAGCTTGAGAATCTTCTTTGAGTCTTGTTTGAAATACTTCTTTGTACTCAGGTGAATCCATAAGTTGTTTTGCTTTACGACCAAACCGTACTGATAATTCAGTTGTGTTAGTTGATTGAATAATTTTTAATTTAGGATTACGACCTACCATCCACGCAGGAAGTAAATAAGATGCAA